AAGGGCGCATCAGCTGCACGACGGCTGCGGCGTCAAAAAAGACATTGAGCGGCTGGGAACGGCGATGAAAAAGCAGGCCATCGCCAGCCGCTGACCGAACGCGACCCCGCGCACGGGCGGCAGGACGGCAACGCACTTTCAGTGTCTGCGCCGTCCTCCACCGCCCACCTATTTCAAAGGCCGATTATGAATAACACGGTTGTTATCCCCGCCCCGCGACCGGCAGACGCTGCCGAGCCGCCGGTAAAGAATACGTTTTTCTGGCCTGACGTTGACCTGCAGCAGCTGCGCGATTCGCTGCGCTATGAGGGAACGGTCACGGCGCAGCGCCTGCGCCTGGCCGTGAAGACGGCGATTTCAGAAGTGAACGCCGAGCTGTACGACTGGCGCGCCGCGCAGATGGCGGAGGGCTTTAAGGTGCTGGCCGACGTGCCTGCCGAATCGCTCGACGGCGAGAGCGAAAAGGTTACGGCCTACCTTGCCGCCGTCGGCGCGCTGACGGCCGCCACCATCGTTGAGCGCTATCGCGGCTATGACGCCAGCGGCACGAAAAAGGCGGGCGAAATTGAGGCCAGCGCCGACGAGTACTGGCGCGACGCGCGATTCAGTATCAGCCGAATCGCCGGTAAGCCTGGCTGCATTGTGGATCTGCTCTGATGAACGTTTACGCACAGCAGGGCGATACCGTTGACGAAATCTGCCAGCGCTATTACGGGCGAACCGGGCAGGCCGTCGAGCTGGTTTACGCGGCTAATCCGGGCCTTGCCGAAAGCGGGCCGGTGCTGCCGCACGGCTGTGAGGTGACGCTGCCCGATCTGCCTGACTCTTCAGCAGGTGAAACCGTCAACCTGTGGGACTAAAAATGGAAAAAATCAGCTCTGTGATCAACTACCTGATTGGCCTCATCCTGATGTGGTTCGGGCGTCATACGCCACAGGATATCGCCTTTATGGTCGGTTCCGGCGTGGCCGTTATCACGCTCATTACTAACGTGGCGACATTCTTTATCAACTGGCATTACCGCCGTAAAACCTACGAGCTGCAGCGCCTGCGGGGGGTGAGCCTTGAGCCAGACCGTTAAACGCTGCGCCGTGGTGGCCGTGCTGGCGATTGCCGCGCTGCTACCACAGTTTAAAACCCTGAAAACGTCCGAGGCGGGACTGGCGCTCATCGCCAACGCTGAGGGATGCCGCACCTCGCCCTATCAGTGCAGCGCCGGTGTATGGACGAACGGCATCGGTCACACAGAGGGCGTGACGCCGCAAAGCCAGATCAGCGAGCGACAGGCGGCGGTCAATCTGGTGTATGACGTGATGCGCGTCGAACGCGGGATCGATGCCTGTATGCGCAGCGATATGCCACAGCCGGTCTATGACACGGCGGTGTCATTCGCCTTTAACGTCGGCGTGCGCGCGGCTTGCAGCTCGACTTTTGCCCGTTACATCAGGCTGCAGCACTGGCTTGATGCCTGTAATGAGCTGCGGCGCTGGGTGTTCGTTAAGGGCGTGAGAAATCGGGGGCTGGAGAACCGCCGCGCGAAAGAGACAGCCTACTGCCTGCGGGGTGCGACATGACGCGCCTGATAGCGCTGATTCTGGCCGTGGCTCTGCTGGCGCTGGGCGTAACCGGCTGGCAGTGGAAAGAAGCCAAAGACGACCTGACCAGCGCGCAGCGCATTATCGGCACGCTGTCTGCAGGTATCGAGAGCCGCAACAGGGCAATAGCCCGGCTGGATGCCGATGTGAGAGCCAGCCAGAAGCGTGAGGCCGAGCTGCGGCTGATGCAGGGGCGCGCCAGCACAGCCGCGCTTAACCGTGAAATGACCATACAGAGAGAAACCGATGCGAATCCGATACTGCGTAACTGGTCTGCTGCTGCTCTGCCTGACGATGTTATCCGGCTGCACACCCGCCCGGCCTTCAGCAGCGCCAGAGATTATCTGGATTGGGTGTCCGCGCGTGACAAGCTGCCCGGTGCCGGGAAATAGCCTTAAAACGGCGGGCGATCTGGCGGCGGATAATCGCCAGCTTGAGGCCGCACTCGCCGCCTGCGGGCTGCAGGTCGAAATCATCAAAGACTGCCAGGAACAACACGATGCTGAAACCCAAACAACTGCGCCAGGCGCTGACAGACAGCGTGCCGGAGCTGCAGCGAAACCCTGACGCGCTGAACGTGTTTATCGACAGCGGGCGCATTGTCTCGACGCTTGCCAGCTCGCTGTCGTTTGAGTACCAGTACCGGCTTAACATGGTCATTACCGACTACGCCGGTAACATCGACCTGCTGATCGTGCCGCTGCTGGCATGGCTGCGCACGAATGAACCCGACATTATGGCAAACGAGGAAAAGCGCCGGACGGGCTTTACCTTTCAGGCTGACGTTATCAGCGACACGGCCAGCGATATCAGCATCGAGCTGCAGCTGAGCGAGCGCGTCATCGTGAAGCGGGCCGACGACGGGCTGCACGTGACCCACGTCGGCGAGAACCCGCTGCCAGAGAATGACGCGCGGCCGGTGCAACTTTATGTTCATGGTGAGCTGGTTAGCGAGTGGCAGACATGAGCGAACTGCAGCTGGTAAATGACCGTCTGGAGGCGCTTATCAGCAGCCTGTCAGCCCCGGCGCGTAAAGAAATGGCGAGAACTATCGCGAAGAGGCTGCGCGCGAGTCAGCAGCAGAATATTAAGCGCCAGCATGCACCTGACGGCACGCCCTTTAAGCCCCGCAAAACGCAGTCGGTACGCAGTAAAAAGGGTCGCATAAAACGCGAGATGTTTGCAAAGCTGCGCACGGCTAAATACATGAAGACGCAGGCCAGCCCGAATGAGGCCGTGATCGAGTTTGCTGGCAACGTGCAGCGCATGGCCCGCGTGCACCATTACGGGTTGTGGGACAGGCCGTCCCGGAACGGCAAAGAGATGCAATATGAATCTCGTCCGTTGCTGGGTTTAAGTGATAGAGATATTGAATGTATTGAAAAACAAGTCATCTATTATCTTAGTCATTGACATTTTGAGCAGTTAAAACATAATAGCAATTAGACGAAGGTGGTCCTTAAGCACACTCCTTGTTGAGCTGTGTGACGGGTGTTCGATTCCCCGACGTCGTAATCATTTCCCTTTCTTGAATTTAACTTTCCTTTCGGTACCAGATATTTCTCGATGTATCCCCTGTAAAATTCTTTCATCAGCCACCATGTAATCAAGGTTTTTGGCTTTGCATAGCTCAGATATGTCAATGTTTTGGCTATCTAGTAAGTTAGTGCTTCGCATAAAGCTGTTTTCAAAGGTGGCATCTTGTAAATCGCAATTCTTAAAGATGGCGCTATTTAAATCTGCATTATTCATCCTGGCATTTATTAATGAGCAATTTGTGAATTTGACTGATGTGAATTTACCGTTACTCATTTTGAGGTTTTTAATTTTACAGTTCTTAAACACAACATGTTTTGCAGTGGCTTCAACTAAATTTAAAGAGCGAATGTCGCAGTTTTCGAATGATATTCTTGCTAAGTTGCATTTATATAATGACAAACCATCCAGATTGGATTGCATAATGATTAAATCTTTAATCTCAACTTCATGTATTCTCATTCTTTGAACGTTAAGTTTATTTGCACCCATGCCACATAGCTTCTTTATAATTCCAACTTTTTTTAAATTAAGCTCAAGTGTGCTATGAAAAGCATAATCTTGCAGTTCCTGCATAAGAGAATCTTCTTCTTTTCGATTGGCTCTTTTCTTTTCGAAATGGTTTATTAATAGTGCGAGAAAGAAAAAGTCTATGATTGACGAGTTAACATTAATCAGTAAGTTAACCCAGAATGATCTGTCGTAAATTCCCCAGCTAACATTACTTAGTATATGTGAACTTAGGAAGTTAAATGAGCCTGATATCAACACTGTCACTAAAGAAAAGCACAATAAAATTTTAGCCGCGTGATGCACTTCATCAGAAAGAAATTTCTTCATTGTTTGTCCATTACAATAGATTGGTCATTTTGAATAGGCTGTTTGCTCATCTGTGAACAAACAGCAAAGCCTACCGTGTGCTCGAAGTCAGTGTCAATAATCATCCCATGAACGAACAACTCGCAGAAATCCAGCGCCTGCTGCGCAACCTTATCCGCATCGGAACCGTGTCCGCCGTCAATCTTGATGGCGGGCTGTGTCGTGTCGATACGGGAAGAAACACAACCGGCTGGCTGTACTGGCTGAGCGCCCGCGCGGGTAAAACCCGCTCCTGGAATGCGCCGTCAGTGGGTGAGCAGGTGCTTGTTCTGTGCCTCGGCGGTGAACTCGATACCGGCTTTGTGCTGCCAGGCATTTTCTCGGATGAAAACCCGGCTCCGTCTGCCTCGGCTGATGCGCTGCACTGGTCATTTCCTGACGGTGCGGTGATCGAGTACGAGCCGGAAAACGGCGCACTGACCGCAATCGGCATACAGACGGCAACTATTAAAGCGGCGGTAAAAATCCTCTTTGACTCGCCAGAAGTGGAATGCACAACGCTGCTCAAAACTGCGCAGCTGGAAGTCACAAAGGGCGGCACCATGAAAGGCGACGTTACGCATACCGGCGGCAGCCTTTCCTCAAACGGCAAGGTGCTGCATTCGCATATCCATCCGGGCGACAGCGGCGGAAAAACGGGGGCGCCAGTATGACAACTGCAAAATACATCGGCATGAACCGGGAAACCGGCGGCCCGCTGACCGATCTCGATCACATCCGGCAGTCAGTGCGGGACATTCTGCTGACCCCGCTCGGCACGAGGGTGATGCGTCGCCAGTATGGTTCGCTTTTATCTGCGCTGATTGACCAGCCGCAAAACGAGTCGCTGCGCCTGCAGATTATGTCGGCCTGCTATCTGGCGATCCTGAAGTGGGAGCCGCGCGTAAAACTGACCGCCATCAGCTTTGAGTCAGATATCAACGGCGCAATGGTGGTTGAGCTTTCCGGCAACCGCACCGACAACGCGAACCCTTTTTCCTTAACCGTTTCTGTGAGCTGAGACTATGGCAACTATCGACCTGAGCCAGCTGCCCGCGCCTGACGTGGTGGAGGCGCTGGATTATGAAACCCTGCTGGCCGAGCGAAAGGCGACGCTGATTTCCCTTTACCCGGCCGATCAGCAGGAGGCCGTCGCCCGTACGCTGACGCTGGAGTCAGAACCCATCGTTAAACTGCTGCAGGAAAACGCTTATCGTGAGCTGATCCTGCGCCAGCGCATCAACGAGGCGGCAAAGGCTGTTATGGTTGCGTATGCACTGGATGGCGACCTTGACCAGCTCGGCGCAAACAATGGCGTAACCCGACTGACCATTATCCCTGCCGACAATACAACCATGCCGCCGACCGCCGCCGTAATGGAAAGTGACGACGATTTCCGGCTGCGCATCGCCTCGGCGTTTGAGGGGCTGAGCGTGGCCGGGCCGACCGGGGCTTATGAATACCATGCCAGAAGCGCCGACGGCCGCGTAGCCGATGCATCAGCCATCAGCCCGTCGCCTGCAGTGGTCACAGTGACAGTGCTTGCGCGTGAAGGCAATGGCGTGGCGGGCGACGATTTGCTGGCCGTGGTTAACGCTGCGCTAAATGACGAAGACGTGCGCCCGGTTGCCGACCGGGTGAGCGTGCAGTCAGCGAAGATTGTTAGTTACGAAATCGAGGCCGAGCTGTACCTCTATCCGGGGCCGGAGGCGGAGCCAATCCGCGCCGCTTCAGAGGCAAAGCTCGCCGCCTTTGTCAGCGCACAAAAGCGCCTCGGCCGTGACATTCGCCTGTCTGCGCTCTATGCCGCCATGCACGTTGAGGGCGTGCAGCGCGTCAACCTTATCAAGCCTTCTGCTGACGTGGTGCTAGACAAAACTCAGGCCGCTTACTGCACAGGCTACACGCTGACCGTGGGAGGCTCGGATGAGTGATCGCCTGCTGCCGACCGGCTCGTCAGAGCTTGAGGTTGCTGCCGCCGAGGCGCTGGCAAGCCCCGGTGCGATGAGCGTGCCGCTGCGCCAGTTATGGAATCCGCAAGCCTGCCCTGTGGAGCTTCTGCCCTATCTGGCGTGGGCGTGGTCAGTTGATCGCTGGGATTCAGCTTGGCCGGAATCGACAAAGCGCGCCGTAGTTGCTGCCTCGCAGTACGTGCACCGGCACAAGGGAACGATAGGCGCTATCCGCCGCGTCGTTGAGCCGCTGGGCTATCTCATCAGAATCATTGAGTGGTGGAAAAACGGTGAGGCGCCTGGCACGTTCCGGCTGGATGTGGGCGTACTCGATACCGGCATTACGGAGGAAATGTATAACGAGCTTGAGCGCCTGATAGCTGACGCGAAGCCCTGCAGCCGTCACCTTATTGGTCTGTCCATCAATCTGGACGCGAACGGCGCGCTGCCGGTTGCCGTTGCCAGCTACAGCGGCGACGAGCTGACCGTTTATCCCTATACCCCTGAACTTATCAGCGTCGGCGGGCCGGGTTATTCCGGCGTGGCGGTGCATCTTAT